CGGCGCCAACATCGTGGTGGTCGACCCGACCGAGCCGGCCCGTACACGCGCCGAACAAACCTGGGGCGCCCACCCCGCCGCTGCCCCCGGCGCCGAACTGGCCGACCGCGACGTGATCGTCCTGGCCGTCAAGCCGCAGCAGATGCGTGAGGTGTGTGCACAGCTCGCACCGCATCTGGGTAACAGCCTGGTGCTGTCGGTCGCGGCGGGTATTCGCATTCAGGACCTGTCGCGCTGGCTGAATGGGCATGCGCGCATCGTGCGTGCGATGCCGAACACGCCGGCGCTGTCGGGCCTGGGCATGACGGGGCTGGCGGCCAACGATGGCCTGTCGGAAGTCGATCGCGCCACGGCGAGCGCCATCGCCAATGCGGTCGGCAAGAGCATCTGGGTGCCTGCCGAGGCACAGATTGATGCTGTGACCGCCATCTCGGGCAGCGGCCCGGCCTACGTGTTCTATTTCATCGAGGCGATGCAGCAGGCGGCGCAGGAACTGGGGCTGTCGGCGGAAGATGGGCGCACGCTGGCGGTGGAAACGTTTATTGGCGCGGCCACGCTGGCTGGGCAGTCGAATGAGCCGGTGGAGGTGCTGCGTGAGCGCGTGACGTCCAAGGGGGGAACGACTTATGCGGCGCTCACCTCGATGGAAGGTGCCGGCATCAAGGCCGCGTTTGTACGTGCCATGCATGCAGCCGCTGCACGCGGTAAGGAGATGGGTGAGGAGTTTGGGCGGGATTGAGCCTGGGTGGTCTATCCCCGGTATCGTCCCCTGCCGGGGCCGACTCACTTTCTTTGTCTTGCCAAAGAAAGTAAGCAAAGAAAGGCGCGCCCGATGCGGCGAAAGACTCCTTGAATTTATGTCGCAAGGAGGAGAAGGGGAAAACTCGCTTCGCTCAAACAGTTCCCCTTCTTTTTTCCTCCTTGCAACAGAAATTCAAGGCGCCGCATAGGGCAGGGAAAGTCAAAAACCAAAAGCCAACCCCCCTGGGCACCAGCCCAAACGACAAGGCCAACCTCATGTGGGGGGGTGCTCGTTTTGACCTCTCAACCAAAACGGCCCAAAAAGCCGAAAACGGCCTGACTGCAAGGGTTGTCGGGTTCCCACACGTTAAACAGCTCCCCAGAAATTTCGCAAAAAACTACGAACAAAATGCGCGTTTTTGCGCGCGTTTTGTCCCAGAACCAGTTGGAAAGTGCGCGGCGAGCGGCAAAACGCAGTCGAGACACCAAGAAACCCCTGAATCTGCCGTCGTTCGCAGCTTCTGCGCCACCGTCGCCGACTACCCCAAGAAGCGCTCCCCTGGCGGGTTTCCCGGCACCCACTGCAGTAACGCAAACCACGTCATCTAAAATAGACTTAAGTCTGTTCTTATTTTCTTGCAGATTAACCACCGGGAAATCCCCCAAAAGGGGAAAAACCTAGCGTTTGCCCGGCGGTATAACCGCCCCCGATCGGGGGGAGTTAATGCAGCGGCATCACTCCCCGCTAATCACCCTGAGCATATCGGCGGCGTCTGCTTGGTCGGCACCACGGGCGAGGTAGTCGTACAGTACAGCAACCACCGCGTACCGGCGCTGAGCGTCCAGCCGCAAGCCACGCTCGCGCTGCCATTCCTCCAAAGCCTCCTCAGCGAGCTGCAACAGCTTGGGGTCAACCTTTGATGTACCAGCCACGACGGTGCCGACAACCTTGGCGGGCTGCCTAGGCGCCTCGGTAACGTCCGCCACCCCAGCCCCGCCGCTACGCGGCAGGTAACGGGCTGGTATCTCGTACATGCGGCGCGTGCCACCTATGCCTTTGCGCTCCTCGAATTGCCAGCCCTCAGAGGCGGCACGCTCGATGACCTTGCCCTTCGTCGTGGGCAAGCCTTCCAGGCGCATCTTGGCTATTTCGGCTGCCGAGTAGAGCTTTTCGGGCGGCACACTCAATCCCCTAAAAGTATTCCCGTCAAGGCACACTTCATGCGCCAAGGGGCAGATGCTTTCGCATCAATAAAATCAATGGGTTACATGGATTACGCGCTAAGGGCGCGAATCATCCAAGTGTTCCCATGCGGAATAGTCTTGACGGAACTCTTCGGAACACTTAATCTTCGCTAAACCAGACCTTCGGGACTACGCCCCGACCAAAAAACCGGCGAATGCCGGTGGATGCGAAGAGACCGCCATGAGCAAAAAACAAGCCGCCGGATGGCACCGCGAAGACATCAAGGCCGCCATCCGCAAGAAGGGCAGCACGATGAACGACCTGGCGCGGGAGAACGGTTTGCCGCCTTCGACCGTCCGCAATGCTCTGACCCGCCCCGCCTACTCCGGTGAACTGGCCATCATGCATTTTCTGAACGTTCCGGGCCATGAACTATGGCCCGAACGCTGGACGCCGGAAGGCCGGCGCATCCGCCCTCGCTACGCCCAGAAGTATAGCGGGACGGCGCACTTCGACACGGTTAAAGCCGCTGCCTAGTACTTCGATCCACTTTTAGCACCGGGGGAACACATGTTCGACGTCCAAGACCTGGCTAAGCGCATTAGCGACCGCGCCGACGCTGATCTGCCCAAGTGGCAGCAGCAGATGCCCGAAGACATTCGCGCCAACATGAAGGTCGGCTATCTCACGCACATGCTGGCCGAGCTGTTGAGCGGCGGCATGTCGATCGAGGAAGCCCGTAACCGGATCGACGGGGTTTAACCATGAACAAGCGCCGTCAATCCAGCCGCGCCGCGCACAGCGCCGGCCAGCTCGCTCTTAACTTCGACGTCTTCGCCGTCGAGACGCCCGCCGGCGTGGTTGCCGTCAAAGGCGAGAACGCTCTGGACGCAGGCATCCGCCAGGCGCTCGTCTCCGCGCTGGATGCCGCCTTCGGCAAGGGCCTGTCCCGCGAACGTGTTGCAGATGGCATGGCCGACATCCTCTGCCGCCCGGTCACCAAGGCGCACCTGGACCTGTGGGTTGCCCCGAGCCAGGCCGACCGCCGCATTCCTGTGGACGCCTTCATGGCGGTGATGATGGTCTGCCAGGACTTCACGCCGCTGGACTGGCTTGCTGCGCAGTTCGCACGCAAGGTGCTCACCGCCGAGGAAGTCCTGTGCGCCGAGTTCGGCGCCATGGAGGTGTTGCGGCGCCATCTGACTGCGAAGTCCAAGGCCATCGAAGGCCAGATGGACGAGAAGCTGTTCGGTCAGATCGCCGAACGGATCAAGCGGGGTTAAGTCGTGCTCAATCCGAATCAAAAGGCGACGGCGCCCAACGAAGAAAGGCCTCTGGCCAGTACGGAATGCGCGTGCGCCAAAGCTCTAGGTATATCGACCCAGCACTGGATGTGGTGTCACGATAGGAGCCGCCTGCTTGCAGATAGGGTTCGCTCCGGACAAGCACATCAAGCAGCGCCTGCCCCATGCGGCAATGCGTTGCGGCGGCAAGCACAAAAAGTGAGCGCTCAAACGGGCTGCTCCACTTCCTCCGCTTGCGTACAGACGGTGTTGCGGCAGCGAACTGCGCAATCGCCAACTCATTCTGCTCGGTCCACGCCAGCAACGCATCGAATCCTAGGCGCCCTAACTCGTCTGCGAGTTCGACTACGTCTTCTTCGCTTAGAAGCGCTTCAAGTTCTTCCGCGAGCGTTCTGCTGGCTGACGCGTAGTTGCCTAGTCCCATTGCTGGCTCGGTTCAAAAATGGACGGCAAATTTAACATGGCCTCCACTGTCGTCGTGAAAGCCAGCTACAGCGCGAGCGAACTTGCTGAGTTGCGTCTTCCTGTCCTACCGACGTCCAAAGGGAAGCTGATTGCAAAGGCTGCCCGCGAATCTTGGCCGTTTGTCGAAACGACCGGCGTAGGCGGTACCCGCCGCGAGTACACACCGCCTGCCGAGGTGATGGACTCGATCCGCGCGAAGGCAGCCCAGCAGTTGGTGGCCGTCGCCGCCCCGACCGCTGCGGCCCGCGAACTCACGCCGCACCAGCGCCGCGACGAAACCCGCGCACAGACGCTGAAGGCCGATGCACGAAAGGGAGTACTGGCAGCACTTAACGCCCTGATGGAGCGCTCGCACTACACCCGCAAGCGCGCCGCCACGGTCCTGCTCGACATGGCACGCATCGGCACCGCCAGCGAGCAGCTGGTCGCCATGCTCAAGCTCGCCCGCGACGAACGCGGGCGCAGCAGCGCGGACGGTCTGCCTTCGGTTCGTAGCATTCTGCGGTTCGTTGAATATGAGCGCTGCGGCAACCTGGTGCCCAAGCTCCCCGAGCGGGACATGTCCGTGCCGGCATGGGCGCCGTTCTTCCTGGGCCACTTCCAGCGGCCGGAGAAGCCTTCGGTGGCACACGCCTACGAACTGTTCCTCAAGGAATGGACGCAGGTGCCACGCGTGGAGGTACCAAGCGTGCACCAGGTGCGCCGCTTCCTGGCCAAGATCGGCAACGTGAGCCGCGAAGCCGGCCGCATGGGTGCGCGCGAGCTGAAGACGATTAAGCCGTTCATCCGGCGCGGGTTCGAGAGCCTGCTGCCGGGCGACATCTACAGCGCCGACGGCCACACCTTCGACGCTGAAGTCCAGCACCCGCTGCACGGTCGCCCCTTCCGCCCGGAAATCACGACCGTGGTCGACATTGCCACCCGCAAGGTGGTGGGCTGGTCGGTCGGCCTGGCCGAGAGCGCGCTTGCAGTGCTCGATGCCCTGCGGATGGCATGCATCGAGCGCGGTATCTGCGCGATCTTCTATGTCGACAACGGCTCCGGCTACGTCAACTCGATGATGACCGACGAAGCCACCGGCCTGATGGGTCGGCTGGGCATGGAGATGGTCAACAGCCTGCCCTACAACTCGCAAGCGCGCGGCGTCATTGAGAAGCTGCACCAGACCATTTGGGTTAAGGCTGCACGCGAAGTGGAAGGCTACATCGGCCACGACATGGACCGCGAGGCAAAGCTGGCCACCTTCAAGCTGTCCCGCAAGGCAATCGCCACGCGCGGCGAGGTGGTGGCCATGCCTCTGATGGCCTGGCAGCAGTTCGTGACCTTCGCGCAGCAGAAGGTGGACGAGTACAACGACCGCCCGCACCGCTCGCTGCCCAAGATCGTTGACCCGGCATCCGGCCGCCGCCGCCACATGACGCCGAACGAGCAATGGCAAGCCTTTGAAGACAAGGGCTTCGAGCCGGCTCGCGTGCACGACGACGACGCGCTGCCGCTGTTCCGCCCGCAAGTGCTGCGCACCGTGCGCCGCGCCGAGCTGGAGGTGTTCGGCAATCGCTACTTCAACCGCGACCTGGAGGAGTTCCACGGCGAGCAGCTTGCCGTGGGCTACGACATCCACGACCCCAGCACGGTGTGGGTGTACGACGACACCGGCCGCTTCATCTGCACCGCCGAGCTGGACGCCAACAAGCGGGACTACATGCCGATGTCGGTCATCGAGCGTGCGCGCGAAAAGCGCGCCGAGGGCCGCGAGAAGCGTCTGCAGGCAAAGCTCACCGAAGTACGCGAGGAACTGCACGGCGCCCCTGCGTTGGAGTTGAACCCCAGCGACACCATCGTCATCCCCGGCTTCATGAACATTCGCCGCGACCAGCTCGAAGAGCGCGCGAAGGCGGCACTGGACGTGGAAACCATCGACGTTAAGGCGCCGGTGGCCACACCGATGAGCACGGCCCATGCGCCGGTCTGGTCAGTGCCAACGACAACAGAAGCCCGCTACGCCGAATGGCAGCGGCTGATCAACCTGAAAGAGGAGGAAATCGACAGCGAGAAGGCAAGGAAATGGCGGCACACCTACCAGGAGACCGCCGAGTTCCGGACATGGCAGCGAAAGACCGCTTGAAGACACCCGCTTAACCAACGCGCTGCTGTAGCAGCAGCAACGCATTAGCAACAGGAGAGCCTGAATCATGACCCAACGCCCCGCGACCGTCAATCTGGTCGCCCCCATCACCAACCTGCACCTGGTTGCCGTCACGCTGGAGAAGCTGCTCGCACGCGTCAATGGCCTGCCTGGCATCGGCGTGATGTTTGGCCCGCCCGGCACGGGCAAGACAGTGGCCTGCAACACCGTCGCCACCGAAATGCGCGGCTACTACGTGCAGGTGCGCAGCGCCTGGAATCGCAAGACGCTGCTGGCCAAGATCCTGGCCGAAATGAGCATCGAGCCCGAGAAGACCATCCCGGCGATGCTCGACCAGGTGGCCGACCAACTGCGCGGCAGCCGCCGTCCGCTGATCATCGATGAGTTCAACAACTGTCTGCGCAACGGCTCGATGATCGAGCTGGTACGCGACATCTACGAAGCCAGCCACGGCACGCTGCTGCTCGTGGGTGATCAGCGCATCCCGGCCAAGCTCCGGAGCTGGGAAGCGTTCGATAGCCGCGTCATGGCCCGCATCGAAGCGGCCCCGGTTTCGCTCGATGACGCGCGCAAGCTCGTGCCGATCTACTGCCACGGCGGCGTCACCATCGCCGACGATCTGCTCGAACACGTGGTCGCCAAGGCCGCCGGCTCAGTGCGCCGCGTTTGCGTGAACCTCGCTCGCATTCACGAGGAAGCCATGATGCTGGCCGAGTCGGAAATGACGCTGGCGTTGTGGGGCGACCGCGAGCTGTACCAGCCTGCAGCAACGGGCAGCAAGCGCCAGAAGGCGGAGGGGGACGCCCATGTCGCGTAAGCCCGCCCACCTCGAAATGAAAGGCGGCAAGTCTCCGCGCCAGCGCGTTTGGGAAGCCATGCGCCGCCACCGCGAGTGCTTTACGCAACGCGACCTTGCCGAGGTCGTGGGTGGCCTGGAAGGCGTCATCGAAGACTACGTCAGGAACCTGCTCAAGGCTGGATTCATCGAGGTTATCCCGGACGAGAGGGCCGGCCGCATTGCGGTGCGCAAGTCCTACCGTCTCGTCCGGGATAACGGCGTTGAGGCCCCCCGCGTCCGTAGGACCGGGGAGATCGTGACCAAAGGCCGAGGTAACGAAGCCATGTGGGGAACGATGCGCCGCATGTTCAGCAAGCCGGGCAACGACTTCAACTATCGGGAGCTGGCGGGCATGTGCAGCACGGCCTCGCACCCGGTACTGGTGCAGACCGCGAAGAACTATGTGCTGTACCTGGCTGCGGCTGGCTACCTGCAAGAAACGAAGCCTGCCGTACGTGGCAGTTGCCCTGTGCCGGCTCGGTACTTCCTCAAGCTCGACACCGGCCCGCGTGCCCCGATGATCCAGCGCGCGTGCCAGGTCTTCGATCCCAACCCCAAATACAACCGGGTGATGTGGACCGAGCAAAAGGGGATGGACGATGAGCAATGACGTTAAGCCACTGCCGGCATACATGGTCGAAAGCTGGTTCATCGGCCTGCAGCGCGAGGTCAAGGCCAGCACGACCGCCAAGGTTGCAGAGCGCATGGGTGTCTCGCGGCCGACGCTCTCGATCCTGCTGAACGGACTCGGCGAGTACGGCAAGGGCACCGCCAGCACCGCCCGGATCGAGATGCGCTATCGCCAGGCATTCGAGCGCATCACGTGCACGTATGACGGCAAGCAGGTCGATATCGAGCACTGCCGCGAGAAGGCCCTGGGCAAGGCGCCGAATCACAACCCAATGAAGATGCACCACTGGCAAGCGTGCCAGGGCTGCCAGTACAAGCCGAAGCCGAAAGCACCGCCGCCAGTCGTCGTCAAGCGTGCGCCGAGCAAATCAGGCAAGCAGCCCGACATGCCGATGGCCGCATTGGACACCAAGACCCTGCCGCTGCCCGAAGTGGGCGGCCCCCAAGTCGACTTAACCGTTAAGGAGCCCTCGCAATGAAGCGCAATCAACGAACAGTGCCCCGGGCACTCCACGGCAGCCTGGTCGTCACCAAAGGCCCGCAATTCGACAACCTGGTCACGGCTGAGCTGCGCACCGGCCTGGCCCGCATTCGCAGCGAGGTTGCCGCTGCTGCCAAACGCCTGGCAGCGGAATGGAAGCTGATGCGGGAGCGCATGGCCATCCAACGCAAGCTGCGCCGCCAGACGAAAGAGCTGACGCGTGGAAACCGCGAGGTCGACTGGATGCGCGAAGAGCTGATGAAGGCCGAGCGCAATCAATCCGCCCTGGAGCTGTTGTACCGCCAGAACGAAGAGAAGCTGCTGGCGCGCCTCGCACAACTGGACCGGGGGCTGTGATGCGCAAGCGCATGACTATCCGCCAGTTTCTCCACACCCGCCTGGGCTTCGTCGTTTGGACGCTCGTGGTGGCTCTCCTGGCCTTCAACGCAGGTCAGATCTCAAACCAAGCGCAAGGCCATGTGTACAGCCAACCGCGCCCGACCGTCTGAAGGAGGGTTGATGCCACTTCCCTCATTTACTTGCCCGGTTTGCAGAAACCCGCTGTCTGTTGACGTGGTGTTCGCCCACGAAGGCGTGCGTGACGCGATCCTGCAACTGGTCAACGCCCACACGGACGGCGCCAAGCTGCTGCGTCCGCTGCTCGGCTACGTCGGCATGTTCGCGCCGGTCAAGACCGAAATGCGGTACGAGCGCGTTGCTTCGGTCCTGGCCGAGGTCGTTGCATCGATCAAGGCCGGCACGGTCCGCGACGTGCACGGCGTCACGCACCCGGCACCGCTCGACTACTGGCGCCAGGCGTTCGAGGAAATGGCCGCACGGCGTGACGCCGGGTCGCTGAAGCTGCCGCTGAAGTCGCACGGATACCTGCACACCGTTGTCGTCGGGCTGGCCAGCAAGGCAGCCGCGACGGCCGAGCAAAGGGCCGAAGCGCAGCGGGCTGGACACGCCGGCATGGGCACGCAACCGGAGCGCATGCGGGCCGTCACCGTTGAAACACCCCAACGTTCGGCTCCACCGGCCGACGTTCGTCAAAACCTATTGCGCGCGGCAGGGAGCCGGCGCGCACAACCTAGTGGGGAAACTCATGCTGACTAAAGAGCTGATCGCGGACATCGAGAAGCGCGCTTTCCAGCAGGCGTGCGGGGAGCCGATTGCCTGGACGCGCGAGCTGGAAGTAGTGGCATCGGGTTACTGCAAGTACCTGGCGGACGCCGCACACGAACCCGATTTGAATCCGCTGCAGGTCTGCCAGATGGTGGCCAGCGCTCTCGCGCTGGCGGTCTATGCCAGGAATATCGGCTGGATCTCCCATAAGGCATTCGACCAGGCCAGCACGTACGCAGCCGAGGTACGCCGCCGGTCTTTGAGCAAGTGGAAAGGACAAGTTGTGGTGGTGTCAGGCAAGGGCACAACAGCACATCACGCGCCGGCTTCCACGACCAAGCATTAACCCATCCATACCAGGAGTAATTCATGCCAACGCAACACAGCTCAGCTCACGCGGGCTATATGACCAACGCCCAGGGACACCTGGTGCCCAAGGAATTGGTTAAGCCCATCGACCTGGCGCGCGACCAACTGGTGCAGGAGCTGTTCCAGAAAGCCGAAGCCGAGCAGGAGGTTCTGCGCAAGATCAAGCAGGCTGCCTACCAGGACATCGAGGCATTTGTGGAGATGTCGGCCGAGGAGTACGGCGTCAAGCGCGGTGGCAAGAAAGGCAACGTGACGTTGCACAGCTTCGACGGCAAGTACAAGGTTCAGCTCTCGCGCGCCGAGAACCTGAAATTCGACGAGCGCCTGCAGGCGGCCAAGGCGATCATCGATGAGCTTCTGACCGAGTGGGCCGAGGGATCGCGCCCGGAGATTCAAGCCATCATCCAGCGCGCTTTCGACACCGACAAGGAAGGCGAACTGAACACCGGTCGCGTGCTGTCGCTGCGCAACTTGGACATCAAGGACGAGCGCTGGAAACAGGCCATGCAGGCCATTGGGGACAGCCTCCAGGTGGTCGGCACCAAGAGCTACGTGCGGTTCTACAAGCGCATTGAGGGCAGCGACGAGTACGAGGCGGTGCTGCTCGATATCGCCAAGGTCTGAGCGCGCGCAATGACTACGCCTAAGACTCTCCAGATCGCACTACTAGCTGTTGAAGATGGCAAGCCCATCGGCATCACTTGGAAAGACGGTGTGCGCCATTTGCCTGACGGGGACTACTTCCTCGTTACCGGCCAGCAAGCGGCAACGACTGAGTGGCAAGCGGCGATCGACAGCGCGAAGGCGGATGCCCTTTACGTCTTCAAGGACTCGTGCAACCACACACGCGACGCCATCGAATTTATGGCCGCCGTGATGAGTACAACCCGCGCCGGGTCGGCTTAACCCGGCAACCCAACCAACAAGGAAATCGAACCATGAACAAGCCTGATCTGATCGACCACATCACCGTCGCAACCGGCTGGACCAAGGCGGACGCGACCAAGGCGTTGGAGGCGACGCTGAGCGGTATCAAGGCCGGCCTAGCGAACGACGAGAACGTCACCCTGATTGGCTTCGGCACTTTCAGCGTAACCGAGCGCGCCGCACGTCTCGCACGCAACCCGCGCACGGGTGAAGAGATCGAGGTGGCAGCTGCGCGTGTTCCCAAGTTCAAACCTGGTAGCGACCTCAAGGCGCTGGTGAACTGACCCCACGCGACAAGCGAAACGCCCGCGTGAGCGGGCGTCTGCCCGGTGTGGTGACCAGGCACTGATGAGCAGCCAAATCAAAACCAACAGGGGGTGTTGGATGAGTTCTGAAGGGATCGTTCTGCTGGCCCACGTTCTTGCCAGCGCCGTGATCGTCCTGGCCTTCATCGAGCATCGTCGCGCTGAGCAGCATGGCGACGCGGAGGAATGAGCTGGATGGTCGATTTTTTCCGTTACGTCGCTTGGGCGTTCCTGATCGCGGCGACGGTTATCAACGTGTTCGCGGTCATGGCGGGACGGCCAGAAAAGGCAGCGACGAAAAGCAAAGGAGAGTGATGTGGCAAAACTGACCCGTGAGCAGATCATCGCTATTGAGGACGAACTGGCCGTTCCCTACGGAATGGTCCGTCTCATGTGCGACGGGTATCGGGTGGATATTCATGTCTCGCAAGTGAAACCACTCAAGTACGAATTGATGGTGTACGTCAACGGTGAGTGGAAGGGAAGCTGGGTCAAAGGCGACTGCGAAGAGGCCAAGCGCTTCATGCGCCCGATGCACCGTCACAAGTACACGACCGAATTCCGCACAGGGATGACTAAGGTCTACGGTGTACGTCGGGTGCGAAAAGAAATTCCAGACCTGGATGCCAAGGTCACCCACTACTCGCCGACCTGGTCCTCGGCCAAGCCGATGCTGCGGCATTTCGCCAAGACGTGCGGCGACATCCAACTGGTGTGCATCGGCTACCCGAAGCCCGAAGCGAAGGCGGCATAACCATGGCATCCCGCGCCAACCTGGCCAAGATCCACATTGCCCGAAAGCAGCTCGGCATGGATGAGGATACCTACCGCGCCATGCTGCAGTCGGTCGGCGGCGTTCAGTCGTCCAAAGACCTGGACGATGCCGGCGCCACCAAGGTGCTGGCGCACCTGCAGCGCTCGGGCTTCAAGCCGACCAAGCAGACCGGCCGCAAGCCGCGCATCGGTGGCGACCGTGCACGCCTGGTCGGCAAGATCGAGGCGCTGCTGGCCGACAGCGGCAAGCCGTGGGCCTACGCCGAGGCGATGGCCAAGCGCATGTTTAACGTCGACAAGCTGGAGTGGTGCGACCGCGATCAGCTCTGGCGCCTGACCGCCGCGCTCCAGATGAGCGCCAACCGAAACGGGTGATGCATGCAGCTTGAAAGCGTCCAGGGCCTGCTGCCCCGCGTGATTCACCAGGTGGTCGACGCCGTTGGCGCCGCCGCTGCGCTGCAGCTTGTCGAGACGTTCGGCGGTTCAACCTACCGCGTGCCTGTGCGCAAGAGCGCCGCAGGCGAAAAGCAGTTCCGCCTGGTTGCCGATGTGATCGGAGATGAAGCGGCCCTGCAGCTTGTCGGCAAGTTCGGCGGCCAGGAACTGTACTTCGCCAACTGTTCCGAGGCGCTGCGCGAGCTGCGCAACCGGGAGATCCGCGCGGAGTTCGACCGACTGACGCAGGTCGAGCGCATGGCTGCCATGCGCGCCGTAGCCCAGATGGCGCCGCGCTTTCGCAAGAGTGACCGCCAGATCTGGCGCATCCTGAACGAGACCGATAGAAGTGGTCCGGCGTCCAGCGCACAGAATGTGTTGTTTTAACGGTAAGTGGCACAATAGGCCGAAATTTCGGGAGGCCCTATGCAGCAACCGACACCACGCGATAACTACCAGGACGACGAGCCCGCTATGACCACGTATGTTGCGAGGCGCGGAAAGTCGGTCGCAAACGAGAAGCGTCCGATTTCAGGCGGCTATGAGTGGGCGATGTATCGCCGCGATCAGACGCGGGGGTACTGCTTTATCGCCGTCCAGTTCACCCAAGCTGATCTGTCCGACGTTCCTCGTCCGGTGCTGGCCGCACGCATCCGAGACGCGCGCACACAGATTCGCGCCTGGCGCAACGCATCAAACTGACCCGGCGTTCTTTACCTTCCCCGACAACAAGCCCCGCCAAGCGCGGGGCTTTGTCTTTGGTACTCCCTGACATCTGTCCAACTCCAGTCCCCACTACGCACGCGCGAGACTGCCGTGGAGTTGGACACATGTCAGGGAGTGAACCGTGCAACCACGTGGTATCCGCAACAACAACCCCGGCAACATCCGCTGGAAAGACGACTGGCAGGGCCTGATTCCGTCGCACATGCGCACGGACAAGGACTTTTGCCAGTTCTCCGAGCCGCGCTTTGGCATCCGTGCCATGGCGGTCGTGTTGCTCAACTACCGCAGCAAGACCGGCATGCCCGGCATCGGTGGCCCAGGTATCGACACGGTGCGCGAGGTGATTTCGCGCTGGGCACCGCCCAACGAAAACGACACCGAGTCGTACATCGCCGCAGTGGCCCAGGCTCTGGCCGTCCACCCCGACGCACGCATCGACCTGACGGACGGCGGCACGCTGCGCTGCATCGTGAGCGGAATCATCCGACACGAAAACGGCATGCAGCCCTACAGCGCTGCGCTCATTGAGGAAGGCGTACGCCTGGCGCTGGCCACGCTGAAATGATCCGGCTGCTGCGCTACATCCTCAAACGCCTGGCCGAGCTGGTGACCGATGCCGGCACCGGCCGGCTCTCCCACACCAAGCTGTGGCCCAACGTCGCCAACGCAGCCGCCACGGTGGTGTTCCTGCGCGAAGGCTGGGACCACCGCCTGACGCCCGAGATATGGGGCGTCTACTTGGCGGCCGTGGGCGGTTACACAGTCCTGATGCGCTACGTCACCAGCAAAGGCAAGCCCGATGCCCAACCGTCTACTTAACGCCCCCTTGATCCTGCTGATCGCCTTGGTCATCGCCATGATTGGTGGCGGCGTGGGTTATCACCTGGGGTTCAAGGAAGCCACCAAGAACGGCGATCTGGCCATGTCGACTTACAAGACAGGCCTGGCCACCGTCACCGCCGCAGGGTTGAACACGGCCCTGCAGAACTTTGGCCAGCGTGTCGCCTTGGGCAACCTGCTGACCAGCCAGCTGGTGGACCAGGAGCGCGGCAACGCGCAGACGGCCGCCGACCTTCATGCACAGGTGCCCCATGTCACGACTGTCTACCGTCCGGCGCCGGCTGCCCAGCCGGTGCCTGTTCCTGCTTGCGTGTTCACTCGCGGCTGGCTGCGCAGCTACAACGCAGCCATCGGTGCTTCAGTGCCCGCCAACGCCCAAGGCACCAGCGTACCTGCTCAAGCGACCGAAACCACCGGTGCCGCTCCAGGAGACGACGATCTCGCCCCCGCGGCCATCACTCAAGCCGGCGTCCTGAGTCATCACATCGACTACGCGGCAGGAGCGAAAGACCTGGAAGCACAGCTCAACAAGCTGATCGACTACGAGGAAGGGCTGGATGTTAAGCAATAAAGCCCTGGACGAAGCCAGCCGCGTCGAACAGCTGGAACGCGACGCGACCGTCGAGGCGGTTCGGTCGCGTATCCCCAAGGGCGAGTCCGCCCCAATCTGCACGAACCCCCTTTGCGGCCGGGAGATTCCCGAGGCCCGCCGCCTGGCAGTACCGGGTTGCCGGTATTGCATCAACTGCCAGGCACGCCTGGACCAACACACCCGGAGAATCTGATGGACGACAAAGACCTGGTCCAGGCGCTTGGCCGCATGGAGGGCAAGCTGGACATGATGCTGGTGAATCAACAGAGCCAAGGCCAACGCATGGACAGCATGGACAAACGCCTGCGCGCCGTCGAGGTGAAAGCAGCTCAGACGGGCGCCATTGCCGGCGGCTTCACGGCAGTGCTAACCGCTCTCGGCGTCGAGTTCGCCAAGCGCAAGTTGGGCCTGTAATGGCGTACGACCAGGCAGTGCGGGACAAGGTCCGCAGCGCGTTCGTGTTCCAGCGGCTGTCGTTGGAGCTGGCGGCCGTCTCCGCTGGCGTACCGATCAGCACGGCCCGCCGCTGGAAAGCCGACGCAAAGGCCAACGGCGACGACTGGGACAAGG